AAACTATTAATGAAATGTCAGGTGTAATATTGTAATATTAAAATATTTTACTTATTATACAGGGAGAAATAATTAATAATGTAATTTTAATTAATTTTATACATTTTAAAAGCTTTTTAAAAGCGGAGACAGTAGAAAAGAAAGATACATACGAAAATAATAATAGTTCTGACAATGACACTATTGTCTCAAATGTTACTGAAATGTCTCAAACACTCAATTTTCATAATCTTCCTACATCATCTAATTGGTCAAGGGTTGTTCAAGGTGTTACTGATAATCAACAAAACATTGAATTGTGGGAAAAACGGCTTGAGGAAATAAATAAAAAAAAGAAAAATTTTCTTGATAATAAGTATTACAATCCTGAGAGAGAAGGACATAAAAACAGATTGAAAACATTGAATGAGAAAATTGAGATGTGTGAAAAATTAATTCAACAACTCAATGAAGAACTTCTTGATGAAGAAGATGATGATGAGTGGTAATGTCTAAATTTGTGTTCTCTCTTTTAGGATGGTTTTGACGTGTTAAAGTGATTCAATTATCTTTGGCTCTTTTATGTTTTTCATTCATATAATATTTATAAGTTATTCATAATATTCATAAATCATTTTATATATTATAATGTTTGTGGTGTTTTTATATATTATCAATAATTTTAATCATTTTATTTAAGTCATTATTAGTGTATTTTTCATAATTATTTTGATATTTATGTAATTTATCAAAAAACATAATAATAATATCTAATTTTTTATTTATTTCATCTTCATTATTATCATTAATTTGATCTAAATAAAACTTTTCTTTATTTTCTAACATTTTATTTATTTTGGCTAATAATTCAATATCTTCTCTATAAATTTCATATGTATTTTTATATATACAATCTACTTCATGAATTTTCATACAATTATTATCAATATCATCTGGTTTTAATGTATTATCAACTAAAAATACAGTTATATAATCATTACAAATAGTTTTAACATCTAAACATAATTTATCTAATAAATCAACAACTTCATTTTTATCACTTAATTTTTTATTAGGTATTTCTTCAATTATATTATTAAATAAATCAATATTATTTTCATCATAACTATCTTTAATTAGTTCAATATCATCCAATTCTATTTTATCATTTAATAATTTATTTAATTCAACATTATTGGTATTATTTGGTTTTATATTTTTAATATTTTCATAATTATTATTATCTTTTATAAAATTTAAATTATTACAAGTATCAATATTAAAATCTTTTCTTCTAAGTTCAGTTATATCTAAACTAATTTGATTATATTCTTCTAATATTGATTTCATATAATTTAATTGTGTTTCGTACTTTTTAATATTTTCTTCATCATCAAAAATTTTAACACCATCATTTTTATCACTATTCATATGTTTATTATCATTTATTTCATCTGATGCTTTATAATCTTTAACTGGTTCAGTGTTATGAATTAAAAATATAGAATATCTCTGTTTAAATTCTTTTCTTATATCACGATATTTATCAAGTTCTATATCATTATAATTCATTTTTTGTATCCACTCTAATAATTCACTAATAGCTTCAATAACTTTTTCTCTTGTCTCTTCATCTGCTTTTAATTCTTTATTATTTAAATTATCAATAATTTTTCTACTCTCATAAATTATATTATTATATGATTGTTTCTTTTCTTTATCAATTCTATCTCTTTTATCCATTAATTTAGCTTTTTCAATAATTTCATTTAACTCATCTTCATTTAGATTTTGTTTATTTCCAAGAATTCTTAAACTTTTTTTATTTAATGTATTATTTAAATCTTCAGCTTTAATATTAATTATTCCATTATGGTCTATAGAAAAAGTTATTTGTATTTCAGGAATACCTCTTTTTTGTTTTTCTATACCAGTTAATTTAAAATCACCTAATAAAATATTATCCTTTGTAAATTTTCTTTCTCCTTCAAATATTTTAATATCTATTTCTTCCATATCATCAGTGTCAGTTGTATATTTTTTTACTTTTTTAACAGGAATAATAGTTCCTCTTTTTATAAAAATATCCATAATACCCCCACTTGATTCTAAACCTATAGATAATGATGTTCTATCAATTAATAATAATCTATCTTCAATATCTTTTTGATTTAATAAACAATAACCATATCTTGAAGCACCAATAGAAACAACCGTATTTGGGTCAATAGAACAATTAATTTCTTTTTGAAAATATAATTCAATATTATTAATAATAATAGGCATTTTAGTCATTCCACCAACCATAACAACTTGGTCTATTAAACATTTATCTATCCCACAAATACCTAACAATTCATTAATAGGTTTAATCATTAAAGATATTAAATCCTTACAAATCAAATTTAAATCTTCTCTTGTTATTGAAACTTCTAAATTTTGATTGTCATAAAAATTATTAATAATCACTTTAGTTTTTAAATTATCACTTAATGAAATTTTACATTTTTCAGTTAAATATTTTAATTTTTGCAAATTTTGTTCTGTAATTTTTTCTAAAAAATCTTCCGGATTTATTTCATACTTTTCAATAAAACAACTAATACAATATTCCATTAACTTTCTATCAAAATCACTTCCACCAAGATTACTATTACCACTTGAACCAATAACCTCATAATCATTCTCTAATATTCTTAATAAACTTATATCTAATGTTCCACCACCAAAATCAAAAACAATAACTTTTTCTTCTATTGAATTTAAATTTCCAATTCCATAACATAATGACGCAGCGGTAGGTTCATTTAATAATCTTATAACATTAAAACCAGAATGTGTAGCACAAGTTTTAATTAATTCTCTTTGATTATCATTAAATCTTGCAGGAACGGAAATTATAACATTATTAAACTCTTCTTCAATATTATAATTTTCTTTTAAATAGTTATTACATAAATAATAAAAAGACATAAAAATATGTGTAACTATCTCTTCAATACGATATTTTTTATTATTATAAACAATAATAATATTATCATTTTCATCACTTTCTAATTGATATGCTAATAAGTTAATATATTTTTCATCTAATTCAGAATATTTTTTACCAATTAATTTTTTAATTTCATAAACAACAAAATTATCATATTCTAATTTTTCAAAAATTTCTTTTCTTTTATATGCTTCCAGACCAATTATTTTTTTATTATCAGTAATTTCAATAACCGTTGGAATAATCTCTGAATCATCAATATCTTTTATAATTATTGGATTATTCTCATACCAAAAACTTATACAAGAATTTGTTGTTCCAAAATCAATTCCAAAACATATATTATCATTATTCATAATTTTATTATTACAATTTAATTTTATATTAATTATTAATTTTATACGAATTATATAAAAAATTAACAGTTAAATTTACTTTTAATAATATTTTCAATTTCTTTAAAAGCATTAATTAAACTTTCATTAATAATATAATTATTTTCATAACCAGATAATTCATTAGTAAAATGAAACTTAAAAATATTACCTTTGACACTATAATACCTTTCACCATTACATTGTTTAAAACTTAATTTAGCTTCACCAGAACTTTCTAAATTTTTAACAAAATTATTAAATAATGGAATTTGATTACGTGTATAAAAACGATAAATCGGCTCAAGACTATATTTTGGTTTCTCATAAATATCATTAATATCAAATTCAAATTTACAAATAATATTATCACCATTTTTTAATTCAATATAACCAAAATATAAATCAAATGGATTCCTATCTTCATCATAAATATCATCTAAAGGATAAAAATAAGCTGTGTATTCTTCCATTTCTTTTTCTTTAATAATAAATATCAATACTATTATTTTTCAATTTTTTGTATTATTTTATTAAAGAGTTCTATCATTTTATTGATAAAATTATCTAATTCATTAATATTATTTATTTTTATATTTCCTATTTTTGCATTATTTAATCCAGAAAATTTACCATATTCACTATAATTAATTATTAAATTTTTATATATTTTAGTTACATTAAAATCATTATCTATTTCAGAAATTATTAATGAATTGATATTTGATATTGTTATATGAAAAGGCATTTGTAATATCCATTTATTATCAAAATTAGATTTTTCATATTTAATTATCATATCTTCTTCATTATTTGTTATATTTATTTTTGCTTCATATTTATCATTTATTTTAAATCTAATAATATTTACATTATTATTTATTATATGTTTAATTTCATCTGAAAATATACAATTATATTTTTTATTTTCAATAATTTTTTTATATATTTCTTTAAAATTTTTCCAAGTATTATTATTTTTAATGTAATTAATTATTTGTTCTTCCATTATAAATTTATATAAATTATACTTGTTATATTTAAATAAATTTATATAAATTATACTTGTTATATTTAAATATTTTTATTATCTTTTTAATTAAAATATTATAATTATAATTATAATATCATAATATTTATAATGTCATCTTCTGGTGGTTTAATACAAATAACTAATTATGGAAGCCACGATATAATGCTTACAAATAATCCTGAAATATCTTTTTTTAAATTAATATACAGGCGCTATACTAATTTTGGAAAAATGTTTATAGAACAACGTTTTGATAATCCAATTGGTTTTGGTCAAACATCAGTATTAGATATTCCAAAAGCTTACGATTTATTAAGTAATCTTATTCTTAAAATTAAATTACCCATTTTAGATTTAAAATTTATTAATGATAAAATCAAAAAAAATAATGATGAAAAATTAAAAATATATAACAAATATTACACACTTTTCCTAAATTTTAAATTACAATTACAAAATATTGTTAATAATTATTTTAATGATTTAGTATCACCTAATTCTAATTATATTACAGATTTAGATATTTTAATAAGAGATAATATTACTGAAAGACAATATAATGTATTTTTTGAAATTGTTGATTATTTCTTTAATACTATGAATATAACTTCCCAAAATGCAAATTATTATAAAAATGCATCATTATATAAATTAGTTGATGATGTTTTAACCTATAATTATAAAGATTTATCAGTTCAAAATATTTCATTGGATATGTTTCAAAATTTAATTAATGTAAATATGGAATTATTAGATGAATTAAATAAAATATTATATGATGTAATGCTTTCTCATTTAAATAATAATTCAAAAATATCTTTAGAATGGATTGATAAAATTGCTATTTATATGTTTGAATTTTTAGAAATTAATATTGGAAGTAATAACATAGTAAGATTATTTCCAGACTATATTGATACTTACGGTCAATTAACATATAGAAATGAAGAAATTTATAATCAAATGATTAATAATAGAAAAATTAACGAAAGTATAAAATTCTTTTTAAATAAAAATGATGCCGATAATTATGTTTATTTACCTGTTCCTTTTTGGTTTTGTCAAACATATGGTTTAGCTGTTCCCTTAATAGCATTACAATTTAATAATTTTCAATTTAGAATGAGAATAAATAATTATTTTGATTTACTTAAAATTACATATACAGATGATTTAGAACAAAAATTTGTTGAAAATATTATTAATATTTATAAAGAAGAAATATTAGTTTATATTGAAGAACAATTAAAAGAGCAACTAAATATTACAGTTTTATTAGAATATGTTAGTTTAGATAGTATTGAAAGACAAAAATTCGTTCAAGCAGGACACGAATATTTAATTACACAAAATCAGATGATTGAATTTACTGATGCTACTCCTTTAAATAATAAATTTAATATAAATTTCTTTCATTGTGTTAAAGAATTATGGTGGTTTGTTTCTACAAAAAGACCAAGTAATGATTTAATAATTGGTAATAATAATGAAAATAAATATTATAAAGAATTAGACACAAAACAATATTCTTGTAAAAGTGATGATTATATCAATTTTATTAATTCTTTATTTAATCCTTTTGAAGAGTTTAACGCTTTAGATTTTATGAAAGGTTTAACTATTTATGAAAATAAAATTATTAATAATGTTATTACAAATGAAGATTTTATTAATGATATTAATTATCTTTTAACATTTAAATTATCTAAAATACCTTATTGTAAAGCAAGTTCAATTATATTTAATAGTGTCACTTTCATAGACCAAACATATAAATTTTTTAATTATTTACAACCGTATAAATCATACAATTCTACACCAGTTTTAGGAACAAATGTATTCTCCTTTTCATTATTCCCAACTGATTTTCAACCATCCGGTTCAGTTAATCTTGGAAGAATTCCTGCTGTTAATTTAAGATTAGAATTATTACAACTTAATAATATTAAAAATAATGATAATAATGAAGAATTCTTAGATTATATTGTTAGAATATATGGAACAAATTATAATGTATTAAGAATAATCGGTGGAATAGCTGGTTTAGCATATCAATACTAAAAAAAATGTTCTTGTGGATATAAAATAGATAGGAATATGAATGGTTCAAAAAATATATTATTAAAATGTATTAATGAACTAAATTAGGTATGAGAGCCTAATTGTAGAACCTTAAACAGCATTATACAAAACTATATATAGTAATATATTTTTATATATAATTATGAATATTGATAATAAAAAAGTTAAGAAACAGTTTTAATGTTAAAAAAATATATTTTATCATTTTTAAAAAATTCAATATTATTAAATTTTTTGATTAGTATTTCATATAGATTTTTTCTATAATAATTTTTTATATTTAATAATAAAATTAATTCAATATCATCTAAACTTATATTTGTATTACTTATTAACCAAATTAATATTTTATATTTTTTTTGTGATAAATTAACAATTTTAAAATCAAGAAAAAAATTATTATATTTTTTAACAATAAATCTAATATGATTATTTAATTCATTATAAAAATAATAATTAATATTAAATATTTTAGGAGAACAATTTATACAATATAAATTATTATGTTTTAATAACCATTTTAATATTTTTGTATTATCAATTTGTATTTTAAATAAATATTCCTCAATAAAATGCTTAAAAATATCTTTATTAAAATTTATCCCATATTTTAACATTTTTAAATTATTATTTTTTATTGAATATTGAATATATTTTTCCATAAATCTTTCAATTGTTTCACCTTCAACAAAATAAATTTTACTATTATCAAAATTATTCTTTTTACAATACCACTGAATTAACACAAAATTATTATTTATACACAAATTCTCAAATATATTATATTTCTCTTTATCAAAAATTTTTAATAAACAATTACTTATTTTATTTAAATTTAACACATCCTTAAAATTTACATTTATTAAATTAATTTCATCCATATACCTACTATTCGTTAATATTAAATATTTATCATCATCATACATAAATTATTATTAAAATTATAAAATAATAATATCACATATTAAAAATTTATTACTCTAAAAATACTACATAATATAATAATTTCATCACTATAAAAATATAACCTAATATTTTTTCATATTTGTATATTCTTAAATACTTAAAAATTTGTTTCTTATTATTTATAATTTAAAACCGATTATACAAATATTTTATTTTAATAAATAATATTAATATGACAGGGTTCATACAATTAATTTGTTCTGGAACAGAACAAATGTTTTTAAATAATAATGCCACAATTGATTTTTTTCATATAATTTATAGAAGATATAGCAACTTTTTTATTAATACAATAGTTGAAAATAATAATAATATAAATAATATTGAAAATACTGTAACAAGTTTTATCGTTCCACCATCTGGTGATTTGCTTTCTGAAAGTTATTTGAAACTACAATCTCAAGAAAATTTTATTGAAATTTTAGAAAAAACAGACACAAATAATACATTAAATACAAATATTTTAGATTTTTACAATAATTATTCAATTAAAAAAGATAGTTTTAATAAACAAAATATTGAAAAAATAGATATTATTAAAATAAATTTATCAAATTATTTAACTATTCAATATATTAATTTATCTAATTTAGATAATCAACAAGAATTTCAAGATTTAATAATAAATAATCAAAGTTTATATTTAGAAACAAATAATTTAAATATATACTATAATATTAATATTTTATATAAATTTTACTCATTTATAACGGAAGCTGTTTTGCCTGAAAATATTTTAAATACAGACTATCTAAATATATTATTTAATTCTATTAATTATTCTCAATTAAAATATATTAGAATTGATTTAAAATATTTAGAAACATCTTTTAAAATAATTTCAAATAATGTTAAATATCAAGAATTAATTGAATTATTTCTTAATAATCAAGATATTAATGATAATAATAAATTTAAAATATCTAAAAATGATTTATATTTATATGTAAATAATGAAAATTTAACAACATTAATATTTAATAATATTTACAATTCAATAAATGAAACAAATACATTTATAAATTATAAAACAAAATTTCAAAAATCAACCACAATTATTAATAATGAAGAATTTAATGAATTTATTTTATATAATAAAGAACCTTTTAAATATTATATTATTAATTATAATGATAATGTTATTACCAATTATAGTTTTGATAATTTTAATAATAATGATTTTAATGAAAGTTTAATTCAAAATGAAACTAATCTAATTAATACTTTTAATCTTAATAATCAAAATAATTTAAGTTCTATATTTTTATTAAGATTATTTGTTTATTTATTTAATGATGGTAATATTAATTTAGAACAGTTTATAAATATTATTAATAGGAATACTGAAAATAATATTCTTAGTTTATCATATTTAAATAGTAAATATCAAAATAATAATAATTTCTATATTAAAACTTTAGAATTATTATTTGAAAATAATACACTATTAGCATCAAATGACTTTTATTCAAGTTTGGTATATCAATTTGAAACAAATAATAATTATTTTATTAACTTTATTAATAAAAGAATAAATAATTATACAAGTGTGCTAATTAATAAATTTATTATATTGAAAGAAGTATTAAAAATATCATTAAATAATTTAAGAATAAATAATATAACAAATAAAATAATAGATACTATTTTAATTTTTTCTTCAAATACAAAATTAAATATTATTAATAATTATATTAAATTAATTGTTAATTTAGATAGTAATAATTTTTTATTTGATTTATTTGAAAATAATCAAATATTATATTATCAAGAATTATTAAATAATTTTATAAATAAAAATATTAATGAAATAACATATTATTATCAATACTCTTTTAATTTTTATAAATTAACAAGTAATTCAACAAAAGTATTAAAAGATATTTATAATAAACAATCAAATTATATTTATCAATCAACAGGTAAAAATACTTTTAACATTTATAATAATCAATTTTCTATATTTCCTCTTTCAAGTTCATTATTTTCAAATTCAAATAATTATTTTAATATAAAACTTAAAAAATTTATTAATGAAATTAATACAGAAATATATGAAATATATATTACAAATAGTTTTAAATTAGAAAATATTATTAATAATAATTTTATCAGTAAAAATGAATTTATTGAAATTAATAAAGATATAATTGAAAATTTAACTAAAAGTATTCTCAATTATTATAATAAAAGAATTGAAATACCAAAATTATTAAAATTAAATGAATTAAATAATTATACAAATAGTATTAATCAATATACTTGTTTTGATATATATAATGAAAATTATAATGCCATCATATTAAATAATATATATCTTACAATAAATCAACAATTATTTAATAATAGTTTTGATAGTATTAATATAAATAAATTTTATTTTTCAGTAGGTTCTCCATTATATAGATTATTTTACTTATTTAACTTTTTATGTATAATGACAGAAGATGAAAAATTAATAAATATATTACCATTTGATTTAATTACATTAAGAAATTTTACATTATATTTTATTTTATTATATTTCAATATTACTTTACCATTTAATATATCAAATATTAGTTATGATTTTAATAATTTTAATTTTAATGATAGATTTATTTGTTATGATAAAATTAACATTTTAGATAATATTGATAATTTGTCAGTAAGTATATATTCACCATTTTATTTTATTAAAACAAGTGATAATAATAATACAAATAATTTTGATAGCATATTTATTGAAGAATTTGAAAAATTTTTGGTAAAATATAATAATAATTTTGTTAATTTAGAAAATGTTATAATTTTGGTAAAAGAATATTTTAATAAAATTAATAATAATTTTAATGATATTATTGAAAAATTTACTCTTATTATTAAAGAACCAGAACAATATACAAATATAGATGAGTTATGTTATAATCCATTAATATTTATAAGTGATAAAATATATAATAATAATTATCAATCAACATATTCAATTGGTGTATTATTTGATAATATCAATTTAATAAATATATCAACGATTAATAATTTATTTAATCAAATAAAGAACTGTGATGGAGAAATTACGGATATTTATACTGTTGTTAATTGTAATATTAAAAAAAATAAAAACTTTATTGAAAATGACAATATAGTAGAAATATTTGAATATTTATTATCATCATTTTATAAGTTAAATAATTCTTGTTGTTTAGATGTTAAAATTAATTATAAAACCATAATTAATAATTTTGAAAAATATTGGAAAAATAATATTACATATTTAAAAAATTATTTAATTAATAAGGTAATCTTTGTAAATGGTTATAATATTTTAATACAATATTACAAAATAACAAAAAATAAAATATTATTAAAATCATTAGAACAAGAAAATTTTGAATTTCCATTATTTGAAATAATCTTAATTTTATTATTTGATTTCTTAAAAATTAATCTCTGTTCTGATATTAACACATTCATAAATAATATTGATAAATATACAAATTTTAATGAATTTATAATTAACAAATATAATAATAATATTTATATAAATTTATTGAAAGAATTAATTATTATATTTAAAACAAGTGATGATATTAATAATTTAAATTATTCTATTCTTAATACTAATAACAATAATGGAACTATTGAATTTTATAATTTATTTAATTATTCAATTAATGATATAACAAATCAATATGATAAATTTATTTATTCATATATTAGAAGAAATATACTATCAAGTATAAATAATATAGATTTTGAAGTAATTAATAATGAATTATCATTAGATGAAAGTTATGAAAAAGTAATACAAGTATTATATTCAGAAACTTTATACATCCTTCAAAATTTATATACAAATTTAAATAATAAATATTTAGAAAAAAATTATGAAAATTATGATAATGTTATAATTGAAAATTTATTAGATATTATTAAAAATTATTCAATAACAGAACATAATTATTATGAAACTATATTTTATAGAACTTCTATAAACGAAAATAATTTATTAAAATATTCAGTATATTTCTTTAATGATATAATAAATAATAGTTTTAATGTTGAATTTGAAATTAATAGATTTTTATATTATCATATGACACAATATGTTTTAACACAAATTAATGAAGATGAAATTATTTATTTAAAAAATAATTCATTATATGATACTGTTAAAATGTATAAAGACAATAAATTTAATTATGAAAAAAATTTATATATAACACAAAATAATTTAGGTTTTGAATTATTAAATCTTAATATATTTAATGATGAAATATCTCCATCTCATAATTCATTATTTATTGATTTAATTATTTCATATGATAATTTTTATGATGAATACTTAATATTTTATAATAAATGTATTGAATATAATAATCAAATATTTGAACTTTTAATTTTAAATAATGGAATTGATACAGGTTTATATTTTACTGATAATCTTAATGAAAATGAATTAAATAATTATATTAATGATTTTATACTTTTAAATGAAGATTTTTCTCCATTTAAAATTTATAATGATTTAATTAAATTTCAAAATAATTCTAATGAAATTAATTCTAAATATGATATTAACAAAGATAATATTATGAAAAAAATTGTTATATATTTATTTATGATTTTCTTAGTTTATAATAAATTACCTAATTTTATAATAGAAAATCTTAATTTAAGAACTGATTATTATTTAGAATATTTATTTCCTTCACAAAGTATTGATTTTAAAATAGAAGATGTTATTAATAATAATATTACTTATGATTTAGAAAAATTTATTATGACATATTATAAAAATAAATTAAATTTAGAAGTTCCTAATGAATATCAAGCACCTTATAATGATAGTTTTATAATACAGGTGATAAATAATAATTTGTTGAGTATTGATAATTTTTATACATTTTGTTATGAATATATTAGTTCATATTCTACAAATATTGGTAATGAAAATTTAGAAACAGTAGAATTAACAAATACAACTATTAATAACTTTACAATAACAGATATACTAAAAAATTTGAATATTATATATAATATAGACCAAGTAGATAATAATAACAAAAAATATGATATAACAAATTATAGTATTAAAATATTAAATATTTACTATGAAAACAACATCACAGATATTAATAGCAATAATAATAGTCAAAATATTAAATCAATAAATTATGAAAATATGAAAAAAAATTATGTTGATTTATTTATTAAAAATATCAATGTATTACTAACATTACCAAATTATTTATTAAATTATTATAATATTAGAATTGATAATCAAATAGATATAGTTAGTAATATTATTAGTAATACATTATTAAACAATAGTTATATTAATGAGTATGTATTAAAATTAAATGGAAATACAACAAAAAATAATTTGTATGATAATATAATTGGTTATAAAGAAAATAGTAGAAGTTTAACAATATTAAAATTATCTGAGATGGTTAATACATATGATAATTATAAATTTTCATTAATAACACCATTAGATTATGATAAAGATATTGTATTTACAAATCTTAATGTTGTTAATAATAATGGAATTAATATTTATAAAAAATTATTTAATACTGATTATGATAATTATCAATGGGAAAATAATGAAGAAATAATATATAAAAAAAAATTAGAATATTATGATACAATATTAACAAATAATAATATATTAATTAATATAAAAAAAAATAATAATAAAATTTATGTAAAAACATTTATTGATATATTTTATACATATTTATCAAATGCTTATTATTTAAATAATACAACATATTTCATTACATTTAAAAAATGTTTAGAAATATACCTTAAGTATAATAAACTTGTAATATTTGAAAAAGATAATTTAATAAAAAATGTTTGTGATTTTGAGGAAATAAATAAACTTATTGATAGTATATTAAATGACAAATTAACTTCTATAGAAGATATTTCTAATTTAATTACAGGAATATATTTTTATTTAGTATTTGAAAAAAAAATAAACAATATTGAGAAAAATACCATAGAAGAAGATTTTATCAATTTTTTTAATAATTTAGATGTAGAAAATAATTACTTTTTTGAATATCAAAATACTTTATATAATTATATTAATAAATTAGAAATATTAAATATTGATGAAATAATAATTCAGAAACAAAAAGATGAATTATTAGATATTAATAATATTAATGAATTTTTTAATGTTAAAAATTTAGAAAATATTGATAATACAACATTTATATATTATAAATTTATTCAAACAAATGATTTAACTAATTTAATTGATAAGTTTAGATTATCGATAAATGATTTGATAGAATATACATTAAATAATTCAATTAATTATCAATTAAATTTGTCTTATGAAGAATATTTTAAAGATGTTGTATTTGAATATACAAATTATGTAAATAATAGTATTGAAAATTTGGAATATAAATTATCATTTAAAGATTTTAAATATTATACATATGAATATATAAAATATATAGTTAATACTTTTGATGATAATTTAATTAAAAAACAATTCTTTGGAATAACTAAAAATATTTATGATGAAATATTTATTAATACCACATTACAAAAACAAATTATATTTATGAATAATTATTGGAAATATTCTTTATTAAATGAAAAATTTATTCCAATTCAAAATAATAGTTTATATATTTTATACATATTAAAAATATTTGTTTTAATGATTAAAAATCAACTTGGATATAGAGATAATATAAATAATGTTTTATCATATGGTAATACTTATACAACATATAATATTGAATATAATTGCTTGGATATATCAAATAGTGTTCCATTATGTTTAGATTACATTAATACAAATTATATTAGAAATAATGATTTGAATAATTATTTTAAAAGGATTATGAATAAAGTAATTAAATTAAATGTTGAATATGGTATTTTAGATAATACACAAAAATATGATAATCCAACAATATCAAAGGTATATGATGTATTAGTTAATAAAATGTGTATTGATAATGAAAGTGTAATAACATTAGATTTATTTCCAAATGTTATTAGTAATTTAATTAATAATAATACGAATATTATTGATAATAATAATAATGTTTTAGATGTTATTTTAAAACAAATTCTTAATGCATTGAATAAAAATTTTGAACCATTTATTGATATATTGGGGGGTTATAGTGATACAATAGGAGCAGAGTATTCACCATCAATAGCACAGTTAAATAGTTATTATAAAAATAATAAAATACAAATAAATGAAAATTCATCTACGATAATGACATTAATATTTTCAAATTTTAAGAATTTTTCATTGGATAATCTAAATCCATTAATTGTTATAGTATTATTTTATTTTATGTTGATGATAATTTTTATAACAGTATTTGGTGATAATTACCAATATAATTTAAATTTAATAATAGAAAGTTTAGTTAATGAAATAACAATAAATGTAAATAATAATAATGAAGAATTTATTAATGAATTAAATGCAATTTTTGAGAATGATTATGATAATATACAATTAATAGAGATTAGTAGAATATTTTTTATTAGAATATTGATGAAAAAAGGGTTAATAAATAATAATATATTTATAGAAAGTGGTATTGTCTCACAATATCAAACAAGAGGTAATCCTGAAATTAAATTGGATAGAAGATATTCAGAAAATGTATTGATTGATAAATATATTTATAATTCAAAAATAAATGTGTGGAAAAGTATGTTATTAAAAATTGTGGATGGAAATAAATCATTGGTAATAAAAAATATGAAAAGTATATCAATAGATAATATAGATTTTATAAATATTCCATTGATGTATGTTGATTTTATTGAAAATATATATAATTTGATATATGAGTTTGGAATTTTAAATATTATGGATAGACTTGATTTATTAATTGGTCCTCAATTAGTGGATCATTTTACAAGAGAATATTATGAGATTATATATGATATGACAAATGTTAATAAAGTTCCAACTGTATCTCAATTTTATGGAATTGATGGTAACAATATAATTAATACAGAATTAGCATATATTAAAAAAGTTTTTAAAAGAGATTATTATATTCCTTTATATTTTTTCTTTAAAGATAGGAAAAATGCTTTGCCGCTTATTGCATGTATGTATCCTGTAATTCAATTTAAATTTTATACAAACACAAATACAATTATTAATAATTTTTATAAGACATCATTACTTATTAAAAATCGTCCATTATATAAATTAGCAATGTCATATGATTTTATATTACTTGAGAGAGAAGAAAGAAAAAGGATTGTTGAAAATATAAATGATAATTTGATTGAAAGACATAATGATTATGTATTAACAAAATCAATTAAAAATTTTGATAGAACATTTAATGATAATTTTATAACTGTAATGTTTGAATTTGAATTAAATAATAGTGTTAAACAATTATTTTGGTCTTTAAGTTTATTTTTAAATGATTATTCTTTGCCAAATGTATTAAATCCAAATAGTGAAACAAGTTTTATATTATCAACATTATTTTACATTGATGGAATTAAAATTGATGGAATTCAACCTTTTGTTAGTTATATGACTAAAGAACAAGCAAGATTAAATAATGAAAGTCAGATACAATACGGTCAATTTGATACAGTTAATAGATATTTAACAACATATAAATACAACACAAGGTCTGACCCAGATTTTCCATATTATTCATATAGTTTTGCATTATGTCCTGAAACATTTCAACCAACTGGTTCTTATAATATGAGTAATACTAAAAGATTTGGAATTCAATTGGTAATAAATAAGACAAAAATATTAGAATATATAAAAGGTTATGGAAATTTAGAAAAATTATCAATTAATATGAAACTTTATACTTTAGAATATAATATTTTAAGATTTCAATCAAGTATTGGTGGATTATTATTTAATAAATAAAACTTAAATAAATTGTTCTATTTAATAAATAAATGGATTTATTTCTTTTACCTGATACATATACACCAAGTGTAAATAATAATGGTGATTACATTGATAATATGGATAATTTAAATAATTTAAATAATGGAATAAAATGTCCTTGTGGTTCAACAAAAACATTTAAAAGTAAAAACAATTTATCAACACATTTTAAAACAGAGAGGCATAAAAAATGGTTATTAAACTTGAATAATAATAAACAAAATTATTATATTGAAAATGAAAACAATAAAAAAATTATTGAAGA